TGTATATGCGAAATTGGATGGACTACATCCTAAACAAAAAGAAAAGGCCGACACCACCCCGAAGGGTGATGCCGGCACGAAGGGCTAGCGCTTGATGCGCAGCCGGAGCCTCTCGGAGCCGAAGAAATCCGCACCGTGGATGCGGAATCCGTACTTCGAGAAGAGGGCCTTGTACAGGCCACAGACGTTCTCCGGCGGACGGTTGAAGAACACGTCCACCACGAAGTAGTCGAACGCGCTCGAGGGCACGTCTTCGAGCGTGACGTACGTCAGTCCCTCGATGCAATAATCGATTGTCTTATCGAGAGGAGTTTCGGGCAAGTGCTCGATGTACGTGAAGACGAACCCGCCAGTGACAGCGGCATCCGTCGTCCAGTCGTCGTCCGCTTCAAAGACGGTGATACCCTTGAAGGTACCGGCTGTCAAGTCACGGAACGTGTCGGTCATATTGACCAGGTCACGGAACATGTCACGGATGGTGGACTCGGTATGATAGAGGTTGTCAGGAGCATTCATTGTTGTTCTCGCTTTCTCCCCTTTTGGTAAGGTAGGGTAACCAGGGTTAGTGTTTAGTTCAGTATTGTGATATATCAACAAAAAGAGAACATCACCACCTGGGTCTTGCGACCCAGGTGGCTTCCGTCTAGCCTTCGATCCTCCGTGCCTGCTTGTAGGCTAGCACGGAGAACAGGTTGCCGCAGATTATGCCAAGCGACATGAGCATCCATGCCGCCCACTCTGGGATCACGAACAACGCCACTGAGTTACCGATGATCGTCGCTGCCGACATCGCAATATGTCTGTTGTTGTCGAACTTCTCGCGCTCCTCCGATTCATAGATGAACCGTCTGATGCGATTGCAACAGCAGATCAGATTCTTAGTCAGCAGGATCCAGGCTATTGATTCGATGATGTAGTACGTCGTGATCGAGATAGTCCGGGTTATGACGCCCACTAGCATGAGCGTGTACGCCACGTTCTCACACATGGCGATCGCGACAAAATGCTTGTAGATCCTGTCGCCGAATCGGTTGAACAGGGCCGTTATCACGATGATCCCTATCGCATCTACCAACCCCTTAGCTGCAATCAACCTGGAACTCACATTCTCCATGACGAGCTTGTGAGTTACTGGCGATGCAGTAGAGATGAATAGCATGCTCCAGAAATCAGCGTGTATTAACAACTGCCTGAGCATCCACCGCATGTACAACTTCATTCTTGTTTCCTTTCTTTGTTGGGATTTTGTTGTTTGAACATGCGGATAATAAATAACCGAAAATTTTTCGAATGCAAAAGTCACCTCGGACTCCCTAAGGAAGGGAGCCGAGGTGGATGATCCAATCATTGGTATTTACGTTGGTTTTGAGTGCCTCCAACTTGTTGGTGTCCAAGTTGGGGAAGAAGCTCAGACCTGTTATTGTTTCCACGTAAATCACGTTCGTAGCATACCTCCACATGTCCATGTCTGGATGGACATTCGGCATGACAAAAGCCAGCATTTTCTCGGGTGGAGTTTCATCAAAAATGACTTTGTAGAAAGCATCGGGTACAACGACGTTATTCGTTCCTATCGTTTTCGGGTTATCATTAGTGATAACAGGACCAGACACAACAATAACACTTTCTTCTCCTATTGCGCATTTACGAGTGAACGATTCTGCGAAGAGCCAAGTCTTCCTATTGAGCTGTGGAGTTTGTGGAGCCATGTTGCTCATGTAGAAAGATTGCCACATGGCATTAGTTGACCAGTACATGTCGGCAGCTGGAGCCAAGTGACCTCTGTCGTAGCCAGTGTTGATGTAGTCTTCTGGAGATGCAGACCCGGTTATAACTAGCGGGTCTTCCATGAAGTTGTTAGTTCTTGGTATCTTAGGAGCAGATGCTTCTTCTTTGGTGAGTCGATACATGACCCACAGTGGTTGTTTGTATTTGTTGGAAAATCCCAGGGCATAACCTTCTCTGTTGATGATCTGGTCAGTCTGGCACGGGATTCCGTATTCGAGGTTATCGTAGGGGATCGGAGAATCGGTAATAGGTTGCCTGATATTGACAGCCAACCAAGTTCCACATGCTATCGGGATAGCGAGAAGTGCAGCTCGTGTGACGTGTTTCATAACCCTCCTTATTAGGAAATATCATACGATTGTCCGAACCTCATCGAGACAAAAAAGAAAACGTCAGCCAGCCTGCCTACCGTGGTGTAAACCACGGTAGGCAGACCAGCTTAGTGCGCGCGGAGAAGGCTACGCCAGGATCACCTTCGCGTCTGTGAACCCGAACTTCTTCGCCTCCGCCACGGTGAGCGTCGCGCCGTGCTGCAGCTCCATGTCGGTGACCACGGTGCTGGGCTTCACGGGATCCCCGGGATGGACCGTCGCGAGGGTCCAGACAGGAGCATCCTCAGTGCCCTCGTTCGTCACGATCGCGACGCAGTGCTGGACGTAAGCACCAGCCTGGCCGCTGACCACGAGCGAAGCGACGCCGGTGTTCTTCCGGTCGTCCACCGTAACCACGACATCGTCCTTCAGCGTGCTGAGAGGGACAATGCCGAGACGGCCGATGGCAGCGTGGATGTGTCCGTGCTCGCCCTTGATCCAGTCGAAGCGCAACGCGATGGCTCCGTCCTGGAGATTGGGGCAGTTGGGATACTCCTGCCAGTCACCGAGGTGATCGGTGAACAAGCGATGCTCCAGGGACTCGACCACGCCGTCGGACGAACGGGTCAAGAACTCCTTGAGGAACACGCTGCCCGCCTGTTCCGGATCGCCCGGAGTGCGCTGCTTCATGGTGCTCTCGAAGTAGTTCACCCCGTCTTCACGGAGGACCACCTTCTTGGCGTTGCGGACCGCTTCCTTCACGAACTCCATCATCACTTTGCTTTTCATGTCAACTCTCCTTGTTTGTATGGGGCCCATCAGAAGAAGATCTGATGTAAGCTACCCAGGGGTTAATCATTAGAGCATGTAGGTAATATATACTTCAGTACCGATAGATTTCATTTTAACAAAATAAAACAGCGACCAGAGTCTCCCGAAGGAGACCCTGGTTTATGCTTACTGATATTTCTTTTCTTCCTTGGACGTCTGATACCAGTCGTACGGCAAACACAAAGTGTCGCATACGGCTTCAAGCGGAACATCCACCACGAAGCAGCAGAGTCCCAGCGGAATGGTAAGAATGTTCAGAGCCATAAATCCATGTCTTTCAGGAGCCATGGTCTGAGGTATAGCGATGATGTAGCACATCTCTGCAGCCATCGTTGTACAGAAGTACGGCTCGATAGTTCCACCACCTTTGTCACAGATTCTTGCGTTGATGTTCATGCAGCCGCACAAGCAACAAGCGATTCCCACGAGAGCCAGTAGTTTCTTCATTACATTGCCTCCTTCGTTATGTCAACTTCGACAAGTTTTCCCTCAGCGTGTTCCTGCAGAATCAAGCAAACTTCTTTTGCCAGTTCCTCGGATTCGGCCACGGGATTATCGACTTTTCTCTGCCCACACATCACATCAAGAGGAGCAGAAACATGGATACTGTGTCCGCCGTTCCTCTTCATTTGAAATTTGTTGATCTTGTCCAACTTAGATACCCAAGTCCCTTCGCCGTCGATAACCGACTTGATAAAGTCCGCCATTTCGTCATCTCTTTTGTTTGCCATACACGTCTCCTTTCTTAATAGTTCGTAAAATAGTCAACACCTGGCTTACCTTAAGGTAAGCCAGATGCCGAACAGAGAGTCGTTCAGAAATCAGTTCCTTTACGAAGGATCCGTTGATTGCTACTACCGCGGAAAGGAATCGACAAATCTTTCTTCTCGATGACGAAGGGGCCGTCAACAAGCACATCGATGTACTTGAAGATGTCCTTCGTGTCGTCAGAAGCCTGCAACTCCTCCATGGTGTATCCCGACCACATCCAGATGTCTTTACCTGGATATTTGTCTTTGACTTCTTTGCAGAGAGCGATAACCTGTTTGCGATTGTCAGAAAGAACCGACATGGGTTCACCGCCGAGAACAGAAAGACCCCTGCACCACTCCTTGTCGAGTTCTGCAAAGATCTTCTGCTTGGCTTCGTCATCGAAGGATTTTCCGAAGCATTCGCTCTGCGCTTGCTTGTTGAAGCATCCGGGACAATTACGTTTACACCCGGATACGAACAAGCTAACGCGGAAACCTTCTCCGTTGGCGATGTCGGCCTTGATGATCGATCCGTAGTTCATGGCCTAACTCCTTACGCTTCTATGCCATTGTGCTTAGCGCGATCCTCGACTTCCTTCTGCTTGCCAGGGTTGAACGCCGTCGTGTAGTTCCCAGTAATGTATCCGGTCACCCTACGAAGACGCTGTATATCGTCGCTACCACACTTAGGACAAATGTCCGCTGCAATATCGTCCTGATAACCGCACTCCTGACAAGTGTCGATCGGAACGTTCACCGCAAAATACGGAATGTCTTTGTCCATGGCGTAGTTAACCAACTCTTCCATGGCATCGATATTGTTCTTGACAGAGGCGTCAAGTTCCACGTAAGTTATACATCCGGCACTGCTGTAGCCAGTGAGTTGCGACTCGATATCGATTTTCTCGAATGGAGTCAGCTTGTGCCAAACCGGGACATGAATCGAGTTCGTGAAGTAATCGTGGTCCGAGACCTTCGGTATGACACCGTACTTCTCCCTGAACTTCTTCATGGATGTGTAAGCCAAATTCTCGGCGGGCGTGTAGTATACGCCGAAGTTCAACTTGTACGCCTTCTTGAAAGCCGCACACTTTGTCTTGAAAAGATCTTCGATGATCTTCGCGAACTCCAAACCTTTCGGATCAGTGTGATCGCACTTGAGAAGAATCTGAAGAGCTTCTGCCAAACCAATCTGACCGATAGCCAACGTGCCGTGCTTCAACGCAGAACGAATTCCCTCTTCCGGCTTGTAACCGTACATGGTTCCGTTCTCATACATGAATTTCGCTGCAGCGGCAGGCTGAGAACAAATCCAGTTGAAACGTTCGATAAGCTGATCCTTCGCTTCCTCGATCTTCTTAGACAAGAGATCGATGAATGCAGCGGGTGACTTAGCTTCCATTGCAAGAGTTGGAAGTATTATCGATACGGGACAGATGTTCCCGCGCGAATCCTTTCTAGCAGCTGACGTTACGTCGTCATACAAAGTTCCATTGCTTATAACTTGACTGATGTTCTTTCTGAATGACTCGACCGCATTTATGTCTGCTCCATTTTGGGTTCTACAACCCATAGTAGACATTATCTCAGTTGGGAGTTGTTCCTGTTTTATTATGATCTTTTTCATGGTACCCTCCGTGCCCGTCCGGGAACCCATCCCTTTGGACATGCGTGTGCTTGTACACTAGTAACGCCATTGTTGTACCAACGTCGGCCTCGTATGGCATCACTAAGTTTCTTCTTCGTAGATTCACTAAGTAAGCGACCTTTAAGTTTTTCGCTTATTTTCTTATTGCGTTCTGGTGTGTACTCTATCACAGTGCGTCTTCCTGCTACAAATCCATCCGGGACTGTGTCGCCGGTACTCAACAGTACGTCAGTAATTCCATTGTTGTAATACTTTCTTCCCTTTGTTGCTTGCTGTATTCTTCCAAGCACCCATCCATTCGGGACATCACAATCGAATAGCAGAGCTTCGTTTCCTGTATTCGGGTCGTAATACCAGTGTTTACCTTTTTGAGAATCCAGAACCAGATTCGTTTGTTTTGCCCTGGCTTCTCTTAGCTTTTGTTTCGATTCTTCTGTGTGACCCATCCCAATATGGGACTCACTGATTCTGCGTTTGGTATCCTCTGTTTGACTCCAGCCACCGTGGTTATAATTGGGATGTCCCTTAAGTTTCTCACTTATTTTCTGTAGACTCTCTGGGGATAGTTTCTTACCGTACATTCCGTTCTTTTCTCCAGAGATAGCTTCACTGATCTTTTTACTCACTTCAGGTCCCAGATTTCCTCCGTTTCCGCCTGCAGCCAAATTGTAACACATCGGATTATTGTGATACAAACTAGATGTTGGTAAAAGCTCTATTTCTTTTCGATTCATATCCTCACGGTTATCAAAGTCAAAAAGAATAGTTTTGAGGAAATTGTCTACCCCGTACTTATTCTTTGCATTTTCTAAGAGTAGACCAGAACCCATGTAATCATCAAGTGGATTCGACGTGGTGTGTTGTCCGTAATAATACATCCCGTTAAGTAAATTGGTTACTTTATAAACGAGATAATGATCGGGACGAGATCTATCGATGTTGTGAAGTCCGTTTATTTTAATACCATGCGGATTTACGACTCCGATAGAACTTTTAGTGCAAAGTAATTCATTCATGTTCAGTTTCCTTTAGATTTAAAACGTTGCTCGTAACAACGTTTGTTGAATGGTTGGCAGTTAGATGGACCACATGAATAATCCGTCAAATTGTTTACGAGACAATCTGTCCTGCCAACAAACAGATCTAAGAATTTACTACGTCTAAGCCTAAAACATCCTTCAATTCCGGATTTGCTTCCAATCTCTCAATGAGTGTAGCGTAGTCAGAATCGGATAAGCTGTCTAGCACAGACTGTTTCATAGTACGGTCAAACTTGATCCAATCCATTTGACCGCTAAAATCGCAGTTGGCGTAATTCGGATAGATGCGCTGTGCTGTGCTCTTGAGAGCCAGGCGGAACAGATCGTAGTTGGGATCACCAGGCTTCCGGTTCCTACCTTTCATGCACTGGAAAATCCCGCACGGGAAGATTGAAGTCTTGTGGAACTTGCCACATCCCTTGATACATCCCTCAAGCAAAGCCTTGATCACCATTCGTCCCTCGAGCAACGTGCATGTGCCGTAATTTATCGAGGTGAATGGAAGCTGACAACCGGAGCGCGATTGAAGGGTATTCCATTGACGTTCAGTTACGCTCGCTAAGCGCAACCCGCCTTTCGACAGCTCTACGTTACTGTAGAGATCAGACTATATCTTCATCCTCTTGTGGAGGAGTCTACCATTTCGAGCCGCTTGGCCCTACTCCCTTTCGGGATAGTCGTTAGGCATTTATTGCACCTGAACTAGATGCAAATTTAGCACGGTAGGTTGTCTAATAAGATCGCTTTACTCATTAGAGTTTCCCCGTATTAAGTAGATTTACATTTAACGTTACCGTTAAACTACCCAAAGGTCTAGGTTGTGATACATCCCTTCGACAGCCTGATTGAGCTCCTGGACGGTTTTGTCCATGGCATAATTGGCTGCTTCTTCGTCAGTGTACAAGAGTCCATCGATGGGCATTGCCTTGATATCGTTCCTGCTAAACTCATTCTCAAGCTCCTTCTTGCTGATGTACTTGAGACCATCTTTGTAATGCTTGAAGAAGCTGAGGCGGACGTAAGGTACCATTGTCCAGTCAAGGTGTGTGGCTGCTACACCACCGAACTGTTGCAAGCTCTGGAGCTGGAAGATCACAGCGACAAGCTGGAACGCCGTATCAACGGAACCAGCCGGACGCACGTCTGCTGAACGAGTGTTGAATCCTTCAGCCAGCAATTTGTCGAAAGGAATCGAGAGACAATTGTGACTGCCGAGAGCATACGAGTCGAGATCATGTGTGTAGATCTCATTGTTCAAATGGTTGCGAACTGCCGTCTTGGACATGAGATGATCCAACGCGTACTGCTTGGTGACGAACGATGCCGCTTCACCGAGCCTACCGCCGAATGACATCTCATCCACATTGGCATTCTGATTCTGCACGTTCGACGCCGTCAACTTTTCAGTGAGGGCTTTGTTCTGTCGTACCTGTGTTCTCTTGAACCGATAGATGATGTATTGTTTCGATGCCTCGTGTTTGCCAGCGAGCATCAGTTCGTGCTCGACGAGATCCTGGATCTCCTCGATATTAATCGGACGATCAAACGTTTCGCATTTCAAGACAATGCTGTCCGTGATAGCTTTAGCCATCTTCTCGTCGATTTTGTCGTACCCACGCACATCGTTGTTGACTGCAAGAACAGCATGAAGGATCTTAGATGAATCAAATTCAACTTTCTCGCCGTTCCTCTTAATGACGTCCATACTTACCTTCCTTATTTACTCAGCAGATGGTGGCTTCTTGCTTGCGGCAAGCTTGGTCAAGTTCATCTGAAGAATTTCATCAAAATCAATGTCCACTACTCGAGTCAGTCTGTAGACGAGCAACAGGACTCTTCCGAGCCATGTGAACACGTCCTCGTAGAATTCCACGAGATCCTCTTCGCATTCCTGCGGGAACAGCCACTGCTGCTCGTTCTCAGGCACAGGGATACGACCTCCATGATCAAGCATGAATTTCGCGAACAATCCACTGACTCTTCCAGCTACTGCCGGGAAAGCGTGAATGATCGAAGCAGTGTCATAACTGCTGAGTGCATTGTCGACCCACTCTAGTCCCTTGACATCGTCGAACAACTTGCACTGAGGGCGATCACTATCGATCTCTTCGACGTGGTTGATAAACACATCTTCGAGACCCATCTGTGACAACGTCGCTATTTCAGCGACTGCCCACATTACATCACCAAGCTTGTCCTTAAGCTTAGCTCTCGTAAGTTCCCAGAACTTCGTGTTCTCCTGATGACAAGGTGCGACGTAGCTACCGAACGTGGCAGATACTTCACCTGCAGTCTTCCCTAAAGAGAGAAGAGAGAAGGCGAAAGAAATGCCAGGGCATGTTGTTGAATGCGCTGCTTTCTGGTAGGTTGTCAGATTCATTTTCACCTCTTTATTTTTAAACCGAACATACGATATGAACTTCAAAAAAGCAAAGGATGTGGTCTCTTAATATCAGAAAATTTTTGCCTCTCTTCCCCGGCGAAAACCGAGGAAGAGAGAGCATGCCTATTATATCTTTTTTCACTCGATTTCAACTGAGAGCAGCGAACGGAATGAAGTGGATAGTAAGGAAGGAATTGACATCGTTTTCGGACGGAACTGTGTACGTGATAACGTCTCCAGCTTTGACCGGAACAATGCCAATGAGATTGTGGAAAGAATACGTGCGAAGGACGATGTTGTCGTTGATGATGAGAGGCAGATCATTCACTGAAACTGTTCCGCCACTCGATGCACCACGAGCATAGATCCAACCATCCTGCTGTACCGTGTACGAATCCGTGTCTTCGTCGTAAGAGACAACAGCGGCAACAGCCGGAGCCGTGAGATCTATCGTGTTGTCATTCGTCGCGAAGAACTTGATAGCGTTCGTGTAATCCGGCATGCCGAGGGCTTTGAAGTTGAGACGGCTCTTGATATCCGCCATATCCCTGATAAGATTCACAAGATCTTCAGACGGCACCAGATGTTTCTTTGGAAATGGAGTTCCCATAGTTTCTCCTTAGTGAAAGGGTTATAAACATAGAATCGAAGTTAGATGAAACGCATCAACTGCGAGCTGGACAGTCCCATGGCACGCTGAGCATCACGCGCTGCCTGGCGATTGATCTGGTCAAGAGGCTTGATCGCATCCACGTCTTCCTCGAGCGGAACTTCATCTCCAACGACAGCGAGAAGCTGCTGAAGATTACGTTCGTACGTCGATCTCAGGATAGAGTTCGTGCATTTCTTCAGACGATTGCGGAGATCGACGATCTGAGCTTTCATGTTAGCGAGCTGACGCTTACGTTCAGCATCGATGTACTGCCCGTCATCCTGAATGTTGCAGAGCATCTCATCTGGCTCGATGCCGTAGAGCTGATGGTTCAATCCAAAGATGATGAAGTAGCAAGCCAGCAAG